TCCTTCGCCGCGTCCAGTGCGGCGGCCTGCCCCGCTGCCTCCGTGGCCAGATCGTTTGTGCTCGAGCTCGCGCCCTTATGCGCGCCCATCAGGGCATCCAGGCGGCTGATCATCGTTTGTGTGGCTGTGGTCTGATGTTCCGTGCGCGTCGTCAGTGTGGACAGCTCCGCGCTCGCTTGCGTGCTGACTCCCGCGGTCGCGCGCAGCTTCGCGTTATTCGCGTCCAAAGCGGCGGCCAAACCCTTCAGTCCGCCCATGCCACTATCCGTCTCGGCGCGGAGTTCTTTGAACGCCGCTTCCGCCTGTTTGGTGCCCTGCACCGCCGGCGTCCCGTCAGCGTTGATCACGTACTCGATGCTGCCGTCCGCCATGCTACGCCACGCCTCCTTCCGCTTCGGATTTCGGATTTCGGATATCGGATTTCAAAATCGTGTAATACCTCTCGTAGAAGGCTCGCACTCTCCGCCGCGCGGCGATCATCGCCTGCATGACCGGATGCTCCGGCCCCACATCGCCGCCGCGCACACTCGCGCGGTGCATCGCCAGAACGCGCGCCGTCGCCAGAGGGAACATGGCCGCCGTGGGGAAGGGCATGTGGTACACACTCATGAGCAGATCAATCGCGGCAGCGCGCCAGCCGAGGCCCGGCCTCACGCCGTCACTGCCGCCGCCGCCTTTCCCGGCGTGTCATCCTCGCCCTCGCGTAGGCCGTATTGTTGCTTCAGGAAGTCCACAAACGCGCGCATCTGCACTGTCGTGATCCGGCTCTGCACATCGGCCACGCATGCCGCGCTGCACAGCACGCGCCGCGCGGTCTCCGCGCCATGTTCATGGCTCAGCGCCTCCACCAGCTCGCGGTCGCTGAAGCACAGCAGCGCCAGCGCCAGATCGCCCTCCGTGGTCTTGCCGCCTACCTCGAGTGGGAACCTCAACTCCTCCAGAAGCAGGCTCATACGGTAATGCAGCGGCTCCAGTTCCATACCGGCCACGTTCACGCGCGGCTTCAGTGGCAGTCGCAGCGCCGCGCTGATCCGTGCCGCCTCATTCGTGCTTTGCTCGTTCGCCTTGTGCCGCGCCACATGCGCAGCCACGTGCTCATACCACGTCACTTCCTTTTCGGTGATAGTAGGCTTGCCGGAGTCATCACCTTCGGATTTTGGATTTCGGATTTCGTCGCTCATATCGGTTCATTTTGCTCATTTGGTTCATCTTTGAAAGAATCGCACGCGGGCGGTTGAACCCTGACATGAGCGCCAGCGTGATCGCGTCAATCACGTCCGCCCGCGTGCGGAGTTGTTTACGCGGACACCACGGTTGGAGCGTTGCCCAGAGCAGCCCAGCGGATCGCCTTGATGGTGATGCTCCGCTGGCCTTCGCGTGTCCAGTTCACCTTGCTATTCACCACCTGACCCTGGATGCCGCTTCCGGCCACGGACGGAAAGGGGATGTTTGTTCCTTTAGCAGGCTTTGTTACTGTGCTCGGGAAAAGTGCGGTGAAGGTGTAGCTCTGCTCATCATCACGCAGTAGCACGGCGCTCACATTACCGTTGCAGCCTCGCACGCGCTCCAGGTCCTCGCCATCATCAAGCTCGCCGCTGATCACGGTGCCGTAAGCCTGATCCAGCTCACAGGTGCCGTTCACGATGTCGTCATAGATGCCGGGTGTCGCCGGTGCCAGCCATTGGTTTGCCATGGGATTTCAGTGTTGGGTTTATAATCTTGGCTTTTTTACATCAGCGTCACTCGCAGTGCCGCGCGCGCGGGCAGGTGCCGCGTCAGCTCGTAATTGAATTGATGAACGTAATGATCCGCGCCGGCTTCGTACTCGAGCCATTCGCTGCCGCGCGCCCTCAGCAGCCAGCAGCTCTCTGCCGCGTTCGCATGGGGCGGCGTCGCCGCTGTGTACAGCCCTCGCATCGTCGCGTTTACTCCCTCCAGGATTCGCAGGATCGCCTCACTGCTGTTGCGGCCTGTGGTCAGTTCGCCGTGTTCGTCTACGCCGAGACCTTTGGCGATGGCAACACCACACGCGATCCGCGCGGCCACTTTATCGCCATCCACCTCTTGGGGCGGCCCGTCGCCATTCCACCACAGCGCCAGTAAGACACCGTTTGGCCCGTTTTGCAGCGCGGCATGGGCGCGCACCGCGTTCGCGCACACGATCACCCGCCCCTTCGGCTCGCACGCGCCCGCCCACGCGGCGAGTGCGGTGGCCATGCTGGCGAGGATGGATGAGATGGGTGACATGTAATTCAGTGCCAATCAGGCGGCGAAGTGATCCCGCAGCGCGGCGAGTTTCTTAACAGCTTCTTCCACCCGCGCAAAGCTCACGGGGCTGATACTGTCAAAGCGCGCCCCCACCTCCTTGTTGGCGCGCGCCGCGTCCAGCACGGGTTCGAGCTGCTTCAGCACACTGTCAAGCTGGCGCGCCACGTTGGCGAGCTGTGGCAGCGCGCGTTGCTTCAGCTCCTCCGCTTTAGCCAGCGTGTCATCGGCTTCAAATACCGGCTTGAAGGGCTTCGCCGCTTCCGCCAGGCGTGAGGCCGGCGGTGGCAAAAGGGGATGAGGTGGGATCGGAGGAAGCGGGTTGCTCATAGTGTGTTCGGATTTTTTTTAACAATTAAGAAAGCCTGCGCTGCTGTGCGTCCGCGCCGCGCCGGTCGTCATCGCCCCGCGCAGCTTCTTGCTCGCGCGTCCGGGAAGGAGTTGCGTCTTCCCATCGCGGATCGCCTTCAGCGTGTTCACCAGACCTTGCAGCCGCGTCTTTGCCTCAATAGGGAAACGCTCACTCTGCCCCCGTCGGCTGTAGCACTTTTCGGCACAAAAAAGCACTGCCGCGCTTTTGACGATCGCGGGCAGCGGGTCATCAGTCAGCGGCACCGTGTAGCGACCTTCCAGGTAGGCATCCACCTCCCGGCTCGCGGCCTCGGCCACGGCGTCAAACATCTCGGCACTGCCGTCGTTGTCATCATCCAGCGCGCCCGTCGCGAAGTCCGCCGGGATTTCGGTGATGAGGTCGGCCCACTCCAGATACATGACGCGCTGTTGTGTTTCAGAGTTTCAGTGGCGCGCGTTCAGTCGCCGCGCAGTTGCTTCGCGGCTTCCGCCGCGTCGTGAATCAGCGCCTCGTAATGCGCCAGCTCATCTCCCAGGATCACCTCCGCTCCCGTGCGGCCCTCCTCATCGCCCGTCACTGTCGTGGCGCGCAAGTCGGCCAGCACGGCGGCGGCATTCTCCGCGCCCTCCTTCAGCGCATTTACCGCGCGGGCCAGCGCCTCGTTGAGGCGTTGCTTCGCAGCTGGCACGCTGCCAAACAGTGTCCCCGGCACCGTCGCCGCGATACCCTGGCGAAAGCCAGCCGGGTTGCTGGCGGCCACTATCCCCGGAGTGGCTCCCTTCGTCTCAGTAACATTCTTTGCTCTCATAAAATTTCAGCTTTGATTTTTTCATCTTTACCTCTCCCCTTCGCTCGGCGCCCGCAGGTGCGCGCGAAGGGGATTCAGGTGTTGCGGCTAGCGAGGGAGATTTCATCAGGCCACCGTGCCATCGCTGCCGTATGCCAGCTCCGGCAGACCGTAGCCCATGTTGGCGATTCTGTAGCTTTGCCATAGGAACTGCTTCTTCGTTACAACGTAAGAATCATTTGGGTTGGTGATGGCGTAATACTGCCACGGCAGCAGCTCCTGGTGCATGAAGGGTTTCATCATGCTTCCTGCCTCGAACAAGAACCACGTGTGCTCCATGCCGTTGACGGCCAGTTGAGGCCACGACTCCAGCTTAGCGGCGTTGCGCAGCATGTTGTCCGCGCCATTTGCGTTTTTCTCGGCAAGTAGGATATTCTTGGCACTCTGCTCATAGGTCGGGGAGACCACGAGCACCAGGTTACGACCCAGGCCCATCGGGCGGCCCTTCGCATTCACGCGGCTCTTGATGTTCGCGATGCCTGCGGCCAGGCGCGCCTCGGTCAGGCGGCCTGTGGTGACGTTGGTGAACTGCGCGGCCCCCGCGTAGGCTCTCTTGTTTGTGCCAAAGAAAGCCGTGCCCGTGTAGTCCAGGCCATTGGTGAATCCGGCGGAGAGCAGGGACGCCAGCAGCTCATCCGGGTGCTGTCTCGCGACTTCACCCATGATCTGTGCGTTACGGCTGTACAGCCCCAGGCGGTCTCCCTGAACATCCACCACCTTCAGGCCGATGGTGCTCTCCCATTCTTTGTTGCGGATAGTGAATCCGGCGGCGCGCAGATTGTTGATCTGCACCTCATCCACCAGCTCTCTAATTCCTGGCAGGGCGGTCAGGAAGTCGTATTCTTCCACCATCGCGCTGCTGGGGATGGTGTCGGTCAGTCGCTCATACAGCGGCGCGGCAGCGCCCTGAAAACCGGCGTCGAATTTGATGGCGAAGCCCTTCATGATGGCCTCGATTCTCGCTTGGGAGACTTGCATACGAGTGTGTTCTAGGGTGAGGTTTGTGTTTTGGGCTTCAGCCCGTCAGTGGATTAGTGGCGGGTTAGAAGTTATTGCTGAAGTCCACGAGCACGTAGCTCTGGCCGTTCACCGTCTCGACACCCAGCACCACGCCGGCGCGCGCGCTGTTCGTGCTCGTCTTAGCCACCGTGGTGTCGTCTTCGATCAAGCACACGTCTCCGAAGTCGGCGATGGTCAGCGGGGCTGTGCTGCTGTTCTTCATCCAGGCGGGCTCGCGGTTGATCACCAGCGCCTCGGTCTCAGCCGCGTTCCTCTCCACAGTGCCGATGGCTTTGGTGTTCGCGGCGTCCGTCGCTTTAACCACGGCGTTCGTGCTCGTGTTGAACGCGGCGAGGGTGCCGGCGAAAAAGGTCAACCCGTTTGGAACAGTGAGCTTGATGTTGGTTCCTGCGCGCTTCGGCGCGTCGTATTCGGCAGTGGCTGCTGGCATGGTCGTTTACTCCTTGGGATGTTGTGTTGGGTTTGGGGTTTGGATTAGAAGACAGCATCAGGCTTGAACGATGAGGCGCTCCGCACCGCTCACGCCGCGCAGTTGCACCGTCTGCCACCTCACCCTGTCTTGGTTCCAGAGCTGGAAGACCGGCACACCGCTCGCGTTGGTTGAGATTCTGAAATTGGCTTGCGCGTGGTTGCCAAACCATGCCGCGATCATCGGCAGCGGCCTCATGTCCACCCACACCTGTGAGCCGGTGAATCCGCGCGCAAAGCCCGCGAACACGTTGTTCGCCCCCGGCGTGGCGCGGATCGTCACATCGTCCTCGATAAACACAGGCCGCCCGTAGTGGTGAGGGAGCACGGGGTGCGCAGCGCTGTTTGTGTAGGCGAACACGCCCACATCGAACACACACCTTCCCTCCCCGTCGTTCAGTCCCGCGGCATCCACGGCCTCACGACATCGCCCCAGCACGATCAGCCCGGCGGCGTCCGCCGCCTCGGCGGCGTAGCCCTCGCCGTCCACGCACACGATCCGGCCCGCGCTGAAGGTCGCATCCGCGCGCATCGGCACGCTGTGCGTGTCATCATTGCGCGTCGGCGAGTCATACGGATTTCCAAAAATCATGAGGTAAAATGCGAGGGTTTTCATTTTGTGGCACAGACTTTCCAGCCCGCGAGCGGAGTTGGTAGGGGTTGCGGCTTACGCCACCAAAGGCACACCGGACGGCGCAGGCTCAAGCGCGCGCTTGATCACTGTGGCGCCCCTCTTCCACTCATCCATCGAGATGCCTAGGCTCGCGCACACCACGTCTTCATCGGCGGTGCTCGCCGTGATCGTATCGGCTCCTGGCCGCGCCTGGCCGCCCTGGAATTGCGTTGGCACCGATGCCGGGATGGCTTCGAGGATGTCCTCGGCTTGGTCTGCGTCAAGTATGTAGCGGCCTTGGTCGTCCTTCGCTTTCACGGTCGCAGGCACGACTTTTCCCGCCTGCACGGCGGCGGCGATCACCCTTTCGACTCGCGCGTTGTGCGCGGCGACCTCGTCCCGCTTCACACGCTCCGCGTCGCGATCGGCCAGCAGCTTCACACTCGCGGCGAGGTTGTTGATTTGATTATTCTGAGCTTCGATCAGGGCTTTGGTTTCGGCGTCCATAGGAGTCTCGGAGTTCGGTGTTTCGGATTTCGGGTTTCGGATTTCGGATTTCTCGGACTGGCTTCTCAGCTCGGCCTCGCGGCGGCGCTGGCGCATCCACGCCTCCATTGCGTCGGCGATGTCTTTGCTCGTCGCGTCTTCACCAAAGCCGATCATCTCGCGCGCCAGCGCGATGATGCGGCCCGATTCCTCGCGCGCCATGTCGTCGGTGATCGGCGCGTCGTCCAGGCCGTAGGCTCGGCCAATGCTCGCCGCGATCATCTCGGCCTCGCGGAACTCCATGCCTTCCACCGCGCCCTGCTGACATAGCGCCACACTGCTCACGAAGAGCACCTCGCCGCGCGCGTTTGTCCAAAAGACACCGGATACGTCCGGGTAGTGGCTTGCGAACCTCTCGCCGTCGCTCGTGTAGCTCGCCGCCGCGTAGTAAAGACCATCGCCCTCCACGCATTCAATGTAGCCGTGCCCCGCCACTTCGTGCGGCGGCTTCATGTAATTAGGGTGTCCTGGCATCGTCTGGTGCTCGAAGTCCAGCGCAATTTTATCGAAGCCCCGGCGCTTCTGCATCGTCGGTAGCGTGGCCGCCGTGTGGGCCGTCACGAAAAACTTGCGGCCCTCCTCGCCGTCGTGGCTGCGTGCGATGTTCTCACCCCAGTTGGCGATCTTCACCCGGCGCGGCAGCGTGTCGCCGCTCATCGCCCCGGCGATCACCGGGCCGATGAAGCAAGGGAAGAAGGCGGGCGCTTTGGTGGAGCTGCTGGATTTGACGCGCGGACGCATGGGCTTCCCGTGGATAGACAGCCTGAATTCGCGCATGACTCACCGCGCGCGAATCCGCGCAATGACTCACCTCGCGCCGCGCGTCACGGGCTCTCCAGCCTGTGGGCGGAGTTCTCGGGCCGCCTTGGGTCTTTCCCCTTCACGCCACCCCGCCCGTCCCGCCGCGCGCCTTGATGTACTGCTCGATCACGCCGCGCACTGTACGCTCTCCCGCCGCTGTGATCCCGCCGCCGCTCGTGAAGGGAAAAAACGGGCGCGCCGGAATCTTCGACCCCGGATGCTTCACTTTCTTTCGCACCACGCGCACACCGCCGATCACAAAGGACAGCGCCCCGCCGTTCGCCGTTATCACGCGCGGCCTCGTCTTGCCACCGAGCTGGTGAATCGCCGCATAGGGCCGGTCGCTGCCCACCGTCACACTGCCGCTGTCCGCGCCGATCACGCGTATGCTTCGGAAGAGCGCCGTGCTCTTCTTCAGCGTAGCCACCGATCCATCCCTCTTCGCAGCCCATGGCGCGGCGCGCAGCTCCGCCTCATTGAACGCACGCTTTGTGTCACTCACGATGCCCACTCCAATAGCCCTCATCAGCGGCGTCGCATCCTCCAGCGCCCCCGCCACCGCGCGCAAATCCGGCGTGATCGTGTCTTGTTTGATCGTGATGTTCATAGATTGGCGCAGACCTCCCTGTCTGCGTTGTCATTCAAAGCCCCCCTCTCTCTCGCCACGCGCCGCATCTTCTCGATGGCGCGCTTCTCAATAAGCCACACCAGCGCGCGCGACCATCCCGTCGCCTGCGCGATCTCCAGGATCGTGTAACGCCGCCCCGGTGTCCGCACCGTGTCAAAAACGGCCAGCCTCAGCATCGCCTCTCTGCTCTTCGGTTTCATCGTTCAATATTCCTTTCCCTCGGAGACCTCCATGCAAGTCCCGCATAAACAAAGACATCGCGCTCACTCTCCACCATCAGCACGCGTCCTCGTTCGGCAGGCACAGCACGCGATCCAGCTCCCTAACCTCAAACCCGCTGTGCGTGGGGTGCCACATCAGGCCGCGCTCTCGCGCCCTCGCGGCGATCAGCGCCGTCCCGCGCGGAAATTTCCGTGACACGGACACTCCTGTCCGTGAGCGGGGTTCTGTGTTAATCGTGCTCACTGTTGCTCCTCTAAACGCCGCAGGTTAAATGCTTCGCTGCTTTCCTTCTTAATCTCTCCACTGCGGCCATCGCCTGATAGTGTACGGCCTGGTAGCTCACCCCGCGCTCCGCGCCGATCTCTCGCAGGCTCATACCTTTCAGGTACAGCGCTTTTAGAATCTCTCGTTGCACCGTGGGCAGCTCCTCAAGCCACACGGCCAGCAGCGCGCGGTGCTCGCGGTCTTCCACCTCATCCCGTGCAGCCGGGGCTTCCAGCCTCTCGTGCAGCGGCAGCCCATCTTGAACCAGTTCATCCAGGCTCTCGCGGATCGGTATGGGGGCCGCGCGATACCCGCCATGCGTTGGCCGCCGCATCACCGGCCCTTCAAAGGCCACCACGCGCAGCATGGCCTGCACCACGCCGTGCTTGCTGTAGCCCAGCAGGCTGCCGCCATGCGCCGGATTGAACGTCTCGGCGTGCTTCAGCAGCGCCAGCCGCCCCGCTTGCATCATATCGTCAAACCCCACACCGGGATTGTGATGCTCAAATGATCCCGCCAGCGTCTTCAGCCACCCCTCATGCTTGTACAGGAGAGCCTCCTCGTCTGCCACACCCTCGCAGCGCAGCGTGTTCGCCAGGCCGATGCCCTCCACGGGAGGGAGCGTATCCGCCCCCGTCTCGCTAATGTCCATCACCTCGTTGATCATATCAAGTCCGCCTCCTCATCCCGCTCAAATCGGATGCCGCCGTCCCCCTCCAGCGGCTCCACGTGCTCCACATAGCCACCCCACACCTCGGCAGGGATGCCGTCAGGGAATGCCCTACAGCGCGGGGGATGTCCCCGTGCTGCGCGGTCGTAGTGTCTGCATACCAGGCAGTCAGGCGGTTCAAAGGTCATGGCGTGGGTGTCGTGTTGGGGTTCTTTCTCAATGGAAATCTCGCACGGTAAATCCTCACCAGTAACTCGGATACGGTGCGCGCCAGCTCGCGCGGCTGGGCCGCGTTGCGAAACTCTGCCCAGCTCTCCGCTATCATCTCCTTCAGGCTTGTGCGCGCATAGAGGCTCAGTTTGTCTCGCGCCTCGGCGTCCGTAGCGTCGCTCAGCTCGGTAAAGTAAAGGCTCCGCATCGCCGGATCATTGTGCGCGCCGCACGCGTTGTGCATCGCATGGCCCATCTCGTGGTCGGTGATGGCTTTGTAAATCTTGTCCTCCGGCACGGTGCGCGGCCACCAGCCGCTGGCCGTGGCGCGCTTGAAGCTCTCCGACACCTCCGGCCCGTCTTTTGTCATGAGCGGATTCACCACCAGCCGCGTCTTGTCTCCAGTTACAAAGGCAACCGCCCTGTTCACGCGTGCGACTTTGCGGCTCAGTTCGCGCTTCACCCCTTTCTCGATGAGCTTCGCGCGCAGAGCGGGGTCTGGTATGTAATCGTAGTAGCTCTCAAACCACTGCCGCACTTCCGCCTCATATCGGGCCTTCACCCACGCAGGTTGCCCGGCACTTGTGCCAAAGAACTCCAGCCGCGCCAGCGCCTCGGGGTAGTCCCGCGCGTGCTCCACGATGCTCTCGCTCATCTGCCGCGCCACGTCCACATGCGCGCCTTTGAAGCTGGCGCTCGTCTTAACGCCAGCAGTGCGCAGCGCTCGCGACGCGGCTTTCTCGAAGTCCGCCGCCTTCGGCGCTCTCGCCGCTCTTTCGGATTTCGGCTTTCGCTCATCGCCTCGATTGAGCGCCCCCGCCAGCCATTCCCAAACCGTCCTCCCGTCGCCGATCTCCGCCCGGTGTGCCCAGGCTTCAAACAGCTTCCACGTCGTCTCATCGTAGCGCGCGCGAAGGTCCGCGAATTGTACGGACAGATCACCAGGATCAAAGCGCCACGGGTTGCTATCCCCGCGCTCCGCTGGCGCAGCCACGCTGATCTTTTTGGGGACGCCATTTACCTCGCGCCACACGGCGCGCTCATCCTCCAGCCGCTTCAGCTCCTCGCCCTCAATCAGGGTTCGTCGTTCGGGCTTCAGTCCGCCTTCTTTCGCGCGCACCTCGTCCACCTCACGCGGCGTGATGCCCACCACCTGGCAGCGGCACCCAAACTCCCATGGGGGGAAGTGAGTCTTCCAAAATTCATGCGTGCTCGGCAGTATCGCACCGTCGAGCGCCGCGTGCGACTCACGCACCCGGTGATCCCCCACCGTGATGTACCTCCAGTGGGTGAACACATCCTTGTAATCTGACAGCTCCTTGTGCGCCACCGCCGCATAACCGGCGTTCACCTGACTCCGCACAATGAACTCCGCCCGCCGCCGCATTTGCGCCGCGCGCTTCTCCGCCTCCGCAGGATCGTCGAGCAACGTCGGCTCCGGTGGCAGTGCCTCATTCAGCAGCCGCTCCACTTCACCCCTCACTGTTTCGTAATCCGCGCCGCCGGGTATCGCCGCGATGGCATCGCGCATGGCCTGCAAGGTGTCGGCGGCCTCCACACCGGAAACCGTGAACGCATAAGCGCGCAGCTCCGGCACCATCGCGTCCCACACATCTCGGGAAACCACGGCCTTCCGCCGGATGTATTCCATCGCGGCTTCACTAGGAGTCGGGTTGATGTCAAAGGTCGTCATCAGACGTTCATGTTTCGGATTTTCGTTCGAGACTTTCAACCCCCCCCTGTTCATTCCCCCCGCACGCCGCGCACACCAGCTCGCTCTCCACCATCCGCCGCCCGTGCTCCCGCTCCACGATCACGTCCCGGAAGCCCCAGCCCGCAGGCAGTCTCCCACGCTCCACGGTCTCCACCACCACCCGGCGGCAGGCGTCGCACTCAAACTGATAAGTGGTCATGATCTCTTTCACGGCTGTCCATTTGGTTCCCGAATCATCGCATCAGCCCTCCCGGTCTCCCCGCCCAAATGTTCGCTCGTCCGCTATCCGGCCCGTTTCCGCGTCCGCTCTCCGCGAGCAATGGCCCCGGCGATGCCCGGCGAATCGTTTTAACGCGTTTTTCTCGGCAAGGGAGGGTCATCATAGCGTAAGCGAGGGTTGTATGGCTTCTGGCGCGTCTTCTCCGGTGCTTTCCTCCGCCTCCATGCGGCGGCTCGCGTCCTGGTAGGTTTGCAGCCTCTCCTGTGTCCAGAAATACGGATCAGCCCTGACGGCGGCGAGGTGTTCCAAGTATGATTCCAGTACGATGGCCCGAATCTTCGGGCCGGGTTGCAACATTTCCACAAAGCCCGCCTCCCCCAGCCGCTTTGCCGTCCGCCAGGAGCAGCCGTACAGCTCCGGCCTCCAGTCGTGCATATACACCACGCTGCTCATCGCCTGGATTACCGGTTGCCACAGTCCACCCATGGCGGGCACCCAGCGTACGACGCCAATCTTGGGCGCGAGATGGGGCGGGCACGGTGTCTGAAAGACGCCCGGTGCCAGCTCCGTGAAGTCGGACTGCCGCATCTGCACCACGCGGTCGCGTGGCACCACGCGGATTGAGTGTGGTCCGGAGTTATTGCAAGTCCCCGCAGGGGGAGTGGGTGGAAATTCGAGGGTCGCGCTCATGTCAGGGTTCAAGGGTTCAGGTTCAAGGTTCCAAATTATCAGCCGAGGGCCACCGCCGCCAGTCGCGCCTTGTAGCGCCTGCGCACCGTGGCGATCAGTTGCACAAGTTGCCTCGGCTCCAGTTGCTCAAAGTCCCTGCTTCCAAACTTGTCGCCGCTGATCCCGGCCAGGTAGGCATCGTTAAAGCCTGCCGCGCCCGCCAGCTTCCGCAGTTGGAAGATCAGTTGCCTCGCATGCTCATCCCGTGGCGTGTCTTTTTGTGCGAGCGCGAACGCCCGCCCCGCCGACTCACCGCCTTGCAGGGTCAGGAAGTGCCGCATGAGCGGGCGATAGTCCTTCTGTCTCGCCTCGGTCAAAGAGTCGCGCGCCCCCTTCAGTACCCGCGCCTGCTCCTCGTGTCGCCAGTTATTGAAGGCAGAGTTGACACTCTGCCCAGGCGGCACCTCGATCAGCCCGTACTTCAGGTGCTTGTCAAAGACCTCCCGCGCCAGCATGGCCAGGCTCCTCTTTTGCGCCATTGAGAGCGGCGTGTCAGCAGCCACGGCCCGACCCTCCTTTTTTCTTTGCGGGCATCCGCCACGCCCTCCAGCGCAGATCAATGGCGAAGCGCACCGCCAGCATCGCGCCCGCTGATCCCAGCGTCACGACCAGGCCAATGGCTCCGGTGTCCAGTGTTGAAATGACAACGATCATGACTCCCCTCCTGTCTGTGTCGCGGGCTTCCCGGCCTGCGCGCTTCCTTTGCTGTATTCAAACACAGTGCGGCTCTTAGGGATGCCTGCCTTGTCCACGGCCCGGCACGCGGCCAGGAATGCCGCCGCCGTGCTCGGTGCCAGTTCCTCGCGCACCAGCGCGCGGAACTTTTTCCCGTCACTCACGACGCGTGTCCACATGCACGGCGCATCAAACAAACGGGAGAGGCGCGAGTCCGCCAGGCCGTAAAGCTCCTCATGTTTAGCGCTGCCTTCCTCAAATGAGGTGATGAGCTGGTCGCTCTCGAAGCGGATGACGGCCCCCGGCACCTTCAGCCGCGTGCCCTGCCGCTCCGCATCCTCCAGCGGCTCATGCTGCTCCGCGTGCGCCAGGGCATACGCCTCCAGCCGCGCCTCGATCTCGCGCAGCTCGCGTTCGAGCGCGGCGATCTCCTGCTCTATTAAAGCCGCCCTGCTCGTCAGGGCGGCCACCTCGCTCTCGCGAGGCATTAGTACGATCTTCTTGCTCATGATGGTGTTCGTGTTGTGTGTGGCACAGGCTTTCCGGCCTGTGGGCGGCGTCCCGCCCCGCCGCGCATGGGTTGCGCGCTCAGTCGCGCCCTCAAGATGTCCGCCCGCCGCGTCAGGTCAGCCGTGGCCCTGTCTGTGCTCTTGTGCATCGCTCGCAACTTGCGATCCAGCCGCGCCGCCTCCCGCCGCGCGCGGGTCTGCACACGCTTGATCTCGCACAGCGTCGCGCGCACACAAGCGCGCCGCTCCCGTTCCCCGCTCTTCAGTCGCCTCTCAATGTCGCGCAGTTCCCCGTACGCCTGTTTTATCTCATCGCTAGTCATGGTTCCTTTTCAGTTTTCGGATTTCGGATTTCGGATTTCGGATTTATTTCCCCCCCGCCCGCCGCTTGATCTCCTCCGCCGCGCGCAGCAGATCGTCCCCGCTGATCGCGTCGCCTTTGGGCACCATCAGCCGTGCCGCTTCCACGGTGTCCCTTAGAAACGCGAAGTTCCCGTGTCGCGCCGCCAGCTCACCCAAGTGCTCCCACATCTCCGCTTTCATGCCTTCGAGTCCGCCGTGTGTCAGGGTGCGTCGTGAGATAAAGAGCTGCACGTCCGGCAGCGCGGGCGCGCCGAAGACGATATAGGCAAAGCAGCGGTTGTGTCGCAGTTGCTTTGCCTCCTGCCACGCCGTGGCTTGCAGTTTCCTCCACAGGGTGCTTTGCCCTGCGATAACGAACGCACTCTGCGTCTGGTTTATTAACGTCTTCAGCACATTCAGCCCCGCGCTCGTCATGTGATGACTTTCGTCAATCGCCAGTAGCACGCGCCGTGTGCTCAGGCTGTCAATCAGTCGCGATAGCCGCGCCTGGATGCCCGTGGGCAGGTTCTCGTCACTGGTGATCCCTTCCACCCTCTTCAGCAGGTCGGCCAGCATGGAGTTGACGTTTTTCCATGCCTCGTTCCCCTCGGCCACGTGTACCATGCCGGGCAGGCGATGTGCCAGCGCGCGCAGCGCTTGCGTCTTGCCGCTGCCGCTGTCACCCTCCACGATGACCAGGCGGTTGATACCGCGACGTTGCAGCAGCCGGCCCGCCGTCGTCAGCAGCTCATGCGTCGGAGCCAGGTCTTCAAACAGAGGCTCCACGGCCTCACGCTCCGCTTGCTTCTCAGCAAGACTCATCGCGCCTTCATACTTCGCCAGCCACACCGCCACATCGAGCTGCGTGGCATCGCGATTGATCAGTTTCTTAAACGTCTTCGTGCTCCCGAGGGCAGGGTACTGTTTCACAAATTTCTCATCGCTCAGCCCGCGCGCGAGTTGCATCTCGCGCAATCGCGCCGCCAGGGTGAAGAGGCTTTCCGTTTCATCCGCCCGCGCGGAGAGCGCCTGCGGTTCCAGTGTCAGTTGTGTACTCATGTTTTTGGTTCGTTGTTTTTAAGCGTCACAGGCTTTCCAGCCTGTGAGCGCGGTTCTTGGTTAGCTGTCGAAGTCTCCCCTCTGCTCCATCACTGCCGCGGCTATTTGCAGCCGCGTCATCGTGCTTATTGTGAGATCAATCGCGCCCGCCGCGCCCATCAGCATCGCCACGAACACCCATCGCGTGCCCGGCTCCGCATTGAACACGCCCAGCGCGCTCGCAATCCCCAGCGCCAGCTCCAGGATGAATACCACCGCCACGATCACGCGCAGCAGCCAGAGGGACAGAATGTTCCAGATTTTCATTTGAGTTAAGTTTCGGTTTCAGGTTTGATCTCAGTTCGCCCACGCCCAGCCGGTCAGCCTCTCAAAGTTCGCGTCGCCCGCGATCCTCAGCAGCCGCCCGTTGTTCTCGCGCCATGCCAGCGCCAGCCTCCGCTCCATGCTCTCCGCTCCATGCTTCACACTCTCAGCTCCCCGCGCCGTAAAGTACTCGGAGAGAGATCGCCCGACAAGCATCCGCGATGCCGCCGCGTGCAGCTCGCGCAGCCCGCGCGAGATAATCATCGTGCCGCCGCCGCGCGGCGTAATCGTGTTGCGTGAAGCAGGCTTTACAGCCTGCGATGTTGGTCGTGTCAGTGTCGCGCTCATGTCAGGGTTTGTTCGTGTTGTTTTGGGTTTGTAGTTCGGGCTTCAGCCCGTCCTGAAACTCTAAAGCCCCATCGCCTCCAGTGACCGGCGGCGCGCCGCCGCGATCTCCTCCACATCCACCCCTTTGTGCCTGCTGCCTTGTGCCTCATGCACACCGTCCCCGCCTCCCAGCCCCGCGCGCACCACTCCCCGCGCTGTGGGTTTCGGATTTAGGGTTTCTCCGCCCTCGGCCCCGCCGCTGCGCACAATCACCACGCGCCCCGCGCCGCTGTGCGCCTGTGTATGCGTCATCCCGTGCTTGTGCGGGTTGACCGACGCGAAGGCTGTGCGCGCCGCCGCATTTGCGCGGCTTCTGCCCGTGCGCTCGTGATCGCCCCTCTTGAGCAGGCGAAACTGTGGCACGTCATGCGATACCGGGGCTGTCATCACAAACTCGCCCACCCGCCAGCCTTCACGGCACACCGGCTCTGCATTCGCCACGTGACAGCCCAGCTCCGGCAGTGCCGGGTCAAAGGCTATCAAGACGCGATGGCCGTTGCTCAAATAAAGCTCGCTCACGCCGTTGACCTCAAAGCGGAAGGGTGCGCCGTAATGCTTCACCTGTGACTCGATGAAGCCACCGCGCACTGTGGCGATCCGCTTCACGGGCAGGAAGCGCCAGCGCTCCCCCGCTGGTAGCGGGCGCGCTGCGCCGCGATCTCTCGCCAGCAGGTCGTTCGGGACATGCGCCTTGCCCTCAAACTCCGCCGCGCTCCGCTCGCGGCTGCGCGCATTGAGCACTTGCATCGCGCTCCAGTGCGCCGCTCTCGCCTCGTCCTGCGTTAAAAATCCGGCGCGCAGCATTCGCACTGCGCTTTCGGCGATGGCCCCATCATCCCCGCGCTCGCCCGCGCGTCGCACACGATCCAGGTGCGCGGTCATCAGCTTCGTCGTGGCCTCAAACTCGCCACGCACCCGGCCCATGTCGCGGCCACTGTGGGCGAGCGCGGTTTGCAGGAGGGCGAAACTGCTCTCCAGGCTCGCTTTGTGGCGCGAGCTGTAGCCGTGCTCGATGTGGAACAGATCGTCCAGCGCGCCCCACGTGCGGCCTGTGAACGCGCCGCCGAGATCGTCCAGCCGCACTCCATGCACCGCCGCGCTGTCCCAGCGCCCGCGTTCTAACATCAGCGCCACAGGCATCGTGCCCTGCGCGTCAATCGTGCGCAGGATGAAGCGCACGATGTCCTCGGCGCGGTACGCATCGCGCTCGCGCCCGATCATCTCCACGCTCAACCACGCGGCAGAATACAGGTCCATGCAGGCGAGCACCTGGCGGCACAGTGTTCCCCGCTCCTCCTCACCTGTGAGGAGGTAGGGTTGGTTGGCGCTGTAGTCATCCATGCTCCATACGTCCAGCGCGCGGATGGGAATCTCGCGGCCATCCTGATCTGTGTAGAACATGCCTTTACGAGGAGAATGTGAAACACTCTCAAAGTGCTTGCTGCCTCGAAGCAGTGCCTCTTCTTCCTCGCGCGGCAGGATCGCCGCGCGCAGTGTCTCCGGCCACCGGGGGCGGCGCTGTTCCCGCGCCGCGCGATCCATCTCCTCATGAATTAGCTCACGAGTGGCCGCGCCGCACGCCTTGTTGTGCGTGAAACTCTCAATCGCAAAGCTGAAACTTGCAAACTTCAGCGCGGCGGCGCGTAGCTCTTTGGCTTCATTGTCCGTCAGTGCAAACTTGCGCGGCCTGCCGATCTTCGCCCGCGCCTCAATGTCCGCCGATGCCGCGCGGCTCTCCGCGTCAATCCACTTCCATAGTGTTCCTTTACCGACGCCAATCGCCAGCGCCGCCTCGCCCAGGGATTTACCGGATTGAAGGATTTCGCGCGCCCGGTTCAGGAGCGCGGCCTTGGTGGCGTTGTGAGTCGGCTTCGGCATCTCAGTTTTCAGTTTTCAAATTTTCAGAGTCAGCGATTTTGCAGGCCGCGCCCGCGAGGCGCAGCGCCCACGTGCGCAGCAGCCCGGCGCTCGAACCGCACTCACGCGCGGCGATCTCCTCCGCCTCCGCGTGCTTGAAGCCTTCCTGCGTCAGGTGCAGAGAGCGTCGCAGCCATCGATCCACCTGCGCCAGCCGCTTCGCGCGTCCATCACGTTCATTGTGCGGCCTGCTCATGACTCGCCCTCCGGGTTGAGCTTCTGCCAGATCACCGACGTCGTCGGGTCGCGCTCAAACTCGGCGCGCGTCTTTTCGGGGTGGGTTAACGCGTGCAGGATTTCCTCTCTGATCTCAAAAGGTAGGGCACACGCCGCCGCCCGAGCGTAAGCCAACACACTGGGCAGCATCGCCGCGTCGCCTTGCACCTCCCTCCAGTCGCCGCGCAACCTCTTCGCGAGCGCCGCCAGCGACGCGCAGGCCCGCGCCGCCGCGCCGTGTTGGGGTTTGCCATTCGCAGGCTTGTCAACTGTCGCCTCGCCGGCAAGGATCCCCTGAAAGCCTGCTCCGGCAAAGAGCAACGGCACCACCCGCGCCCTCACGCTCTCAGAGCTTCGCACCAGGTTCTGCACCTGTCTCGCCTTCGTCATCGTGTTCGGGTGTACTCCGATCTCGGCGGCAAGTATTTCCAGCGTGGCGAACTTTCGCCCATCCTCACACTCACTGTGAGATTTCCCCACGCGTCCCGCGCCGCGATCCAGCAGGTAGGGGTGAAGGTTCAAAGCCAGGAACGCGAGTTGCTCCTTCGAGTAGTGGCCGCGCTTCAGGCTGCCCAGGATCACAGTAGGAGTGTCTTCATCCGTGATCAACGCGGGCACGTCCGCTAGCTCCAGAATCCGCGCCGCGTTCGTGCGGTTGCGGCCTTCCTTTACCCACCAGCCTCCCTCTTTGCGCCTGCTCACGACGAGTGGATCACGTATGCCGCGCTTGCGATAATCCTCTAAGAGAGGGAGCCAGTTGCTCTCCGCCTCCTCCTGGCGCGCCTTCGCCTCGGCGCGCACTTTTGGGTTCTTCTTATGGTCGTTAGCAATTCGCCGCCAGTGGTCGCACAGATCGCTTTTGAGTGGTGCCAGCAGAGGGTCAAAGGCGAAGTGCAAATCCTTGACCTTGACCCTCACGATTTTCGCGGCGGGCTTTTTGGCGGGCTTCGGGGTCGTGGGTTTCTTCGCGTTCATGCTGCGATCCCCTTCCGGTTCAGTTCCTTTACTAACTTTGCATAACCTTCACTCACACGTTCGCTGGTTCGTTCCCCAACCAGCACCATTTGCAGGTGCGAGCGGGACACACCCAGGCGCTTCGCGGCGTTGCCGATTCCAACCGGCCACCGCCGCCCGTGGTAGATAGGTATTGATTTTATTTCCCTGCTCATGTAGGATGTCACGGTTACAAATGTTCGCCCTCCGCCATTGTTGGCGGATGGCGAAAATTAGTCAATAGAAAAAGTTCGCTATGAGAGAAAATTTTTCTTCGCGACTCAGACTGCTCCTGGATGAGAGGGGTCGCGGCGCGGCTTCCGCCCTCGCGTCCGCGTGCGGCCTGTCGCGCTCTTACATCGCCGAGCTGGCCGATGGCACGAAGTCCAATCCCGCGAATGACATCACCGTCAAGATCGCACGTTTCTTCGGCGTGAATCCGGGCTGGCTCCTCAGCGGAGAGATGCCGCGCATGTCCAGTCTTGACGTAGCGCGCGATTATTCGCCGGACTTCGCGCTGCGCGAATCCGCCGCCGTGTATGGCGCGCCCTTCAGCGGCACCCCGCAGCAAGTCGCCGGGGTGGATGAACTGCCCACGCCTGTGCTTTGGGACATGATCACCACGCTGCCCGGCGTGATTGCCGCCAGCGCCACGCCAGCCCTTCGCCAAAGGTTCGCCGGCGAAACCACCAGCGCCGCCGTGGAGCTGCGCCGCCGTCTCGACGGCGTAAAGTCACACTGACTGTGAGATTCAATTCCAGCACGTCACCCCGCCGCGCCGTTGCCTAAATCAGAAATCCGAAAGATGAAATCGCCCGCCTTCCACATCGCGCTCGCCTTCCTCCTGCCGCCGCTCTCCATGCTCCTCTCCCGTCAGGCCATCCCCGCCGTCGCTGCCACGCTCCCTTTCGCCTGGGCGCTGCGCGCGATCCTGCACGCCGCCTGTCTGCGCGATGTCTCTCTGCCCACCTTCGCGTGGGCCGTTCTCTGCCTCATTGCGCTCATGCTCATCCCAGCCCTCCGCACCTGGCGGCGAGAGATCATGGCTGGCGGCCTCGCCTTGCTCGCCCTCGGCGTCTTCGCGCTTTGATCACCCTGACGGCTAAATCGCGCTACAGAGAACTCGCTAAAACGAGGCAGTCGCAGAGTTATTGGTTCGCTCCTGAGTCATTGCGCCCCTTCGCGCGCGATTCTCGATCTGCGTAGCCGCCACTCTCTATTCTCGGCGCGAATGATCTGCCTACCGATCGCTTACAGTGTTGATATACCCGTCTCGCCAGCCATCCTGATCGCGGGCATTGTCGCCATCGCTATCCCCGGTGTCATTGGCGCGCTCAAAGGGTTGCTGGATATTATCGGCTTCTTCAAAGCTCGCCCTCCGCATCACGAGGTCTATGCGTCAAAGGTGGAAGTGGGCGCTCTGGAGGATCGCCTGGTGTCGCTGATTGACGAGGCGAACACCGCAAGCAACGAGGCCGAGAAGCGTCTCGGCGCTCGCGCGTCGGAGATCGAAAACCGTATCGAGAAGCAACTCTCTCGCGTGGAGTCCACGCTTACCAGTGTCAACCACGAGCTTCGCAGCCTCGGCACCGGCATCGCGGAGCTGCGCGGCGAAGTCCACGCCGCCCGATCCACCCCCTGATCCCTTCTGCCTTCTCTCTCGTTATGCCTATTCCAAAGGACACCCATCGCGCTGGAGACTGCCGCCATGCGACTCTCCATTACCTCTGCGACCGCCAAGGTCTCACTGTGGGGTTGGGTAACATCTCTCTCGGTCTCTCTCGTGATGGTTATGACTTCGGCGATGCCGAGATCATCGCCGCGCTCTCCTACCTCGCCGGCGACAAGCTCATCACCGTTTCCAGCGGGCAACTCAGCGCCTCGAAGCTCTACCAAATCACAACGGATGGCATCCGCTTCGTGGAGCGTGGCGGGCGCTAGTCTCTCATGTTTTTCGATATCCAGCCATTTTTGCTCTTTACCAACGAACCCCGACACCATGAACGACATCGCCAAACGCCAAGCCCCGCCCGGCGCGATCCTTGCCGCCATCACCAGCCCCGGCAGCGGAGAGGACGCTCCTGTCCGCCATTCTCAAACAAACAAACCTCTGCCGGGCGTCTTCGTCCTAGCGCAAAGCGAAAGCAGCGCGCCACCGGAGGCCGCTGACATCCTCGCCCAGCCGTCAAGCGCGGGGCGCGCCTTCTCGCTTCAAATCGCGCCCGTGATTGCGGCGGAAACCCTCGGCTTCTCAGCCCTCGGCGCGGAAGCGCTCCGCCTCCTTCATCGCTTCGAGGCCGCTCCGTCCGCCGAACTCCTTTCGCGGTTGCGAGAATCTGTGAACGCCCTCGGCGCGCGCCTCACTGGCACGCTGCGCTTTTAATGTGAAACAGGCACTCCCGTCTGCTCTCCCTCAACCCTCGAACCCAAACCACCAGCCCCGTTTAACCAGCATGTTCGCCAAGCTCGGTGCGCTCCTCAAAATTCGCCGGGCGGTCGAATATGCACAAACTCACCCCGAAGAGATCATGAATGCAAAGCTGAAACCCGGTATCACAACCACTGAATTCTGGACGCTCGTGCTCTCGCAGCTCATTAGCACTCTTATGGCCGCGACTAAGATGCTCGATGGTGAACTCGCTGTCCTCATCAGCACCGCGCTCACTGCCGCGTACACCTACATCCGCAGCGGCTTCAAGCTCCGCCTCGGCCTCAAGCTGCGCGATGGCGTTTTAACATCGGAGTTTTGGGCCACACTCGCCAGTGGCGGTTTTAGCCTCGTGCTCGCCGCCCTCGACAAGGTGGATGGTCAATGGGCCGCCCTCTCCGCCATCGCCGTGAACGCGGTGTATGTGATCGCTCGCAAGTCCATCAAAGGCATGGAGATCGCCACGCCGCCGACGGGGAGGTAATCCTTTTCGCCTTGGCCTTCCCCTCTATGCACCCCTCTCTCGTTACGCTCCGTGATTCCAAGCAGCCGCGCCTGATTCACGCGGCGCTTGAGGCGCTGTGGGCGGACATGCGCGTGGGTGTCACAGCTCAGCTCGCGAGCACGCATCTCATGCAGGGCATCGCGGCGGGAAGGGCTCGCTACATCGCCGCCGGTCGCGCGACGGGTGTGCCCTGGTGCATCGTGGGCATCCTTCACCAGCTCGAATGCGGTGGCAGCTTCGCGCTGCATCTGCACAATGGCGATCCTCTAACTGCGAGGACGAAGCAGGTGCCCGCTGGACGCCCGAAGGGGGGGCGTCCTCCCTTCAGCTGGGAGGACAGCGCGATTGACGCGCTGCGCTACGACGGCCTCCATCACGTCGGCGCGGAGGGCTGGGCATCCATTGGTGTGACACTCGACACGCTTGAGCGCTATAACGGCCTCGGCTATCGCCGCCGTTGCATCGCGACGCCCTACCTGTGGGGCGGATCGAATCACTACGAGCGCGGCAAGTACATCGCTGACGGGAGATTCGACGCGAACACTGTAAGTCGTCAGACGGGCGCTGCTGTGCTGCTCCAGGCGTGCGTGGCCGTGCATTACATATCATTTCGCGTCTCATGATAACGCTCGCCCGCCTGCTCCTTTACCTGCTCATGCTCCACCTCACGATCTATACGCATCGCGCTCCCGCGCCGCCACTTCATGGTGTGCCCGCCTGTTTCATCACTGTCTTTTAGTTTGCATCTTTCCATCCAGTATGGGCACCGGCAAAATTTCCGCTCTGTCTCTCGCGCTGCGCGATGAACTCGCGCGACGCTTGAGTGATGGTCAGACGGGTCTCGAAGCCCTCGCCTGGCTGAATGCTCAGCCGGAAGTGATCGCGCGCATGAAGGAGCGGTTCGATGGCGCTCCTGTTACCTCGCAAAACCTGAACAATTGGATTGAGACGGGATATGCGGATTGGCGGCGCAGACAAGAGCGCGCCTGGCGCAATCGACAGCTCGCTGAATACGCGCGTAAGATTGGCGGCGACACGGCGGACGTGCTCAGTGGCGGCGCGGCCATCGCTGGCGGCGTACTGATGGAAATCCTCGACGAACTCGACGCGGAGAGACAAAAGGATCTACTGAAGGAGTGTCCGGAGAATCTGCCCGCCTTCATCAATGCGCTCGCTCGGTTGCAGGGCGAGCAAACAAAGCACCGCGCGGTGAAGCTCAAGGCAGAGAAGCAAAGTCTGGACGAAAGGCGCCTCCAACTTGAGCGCGAAAAATGGGAACTCGGCGCGGTGGAGAAGCTCATGAAAAAAGCCACGTCCAAGGAGGTGCAGGACATCATGGGTTCATCGAAGCCGCGCGCCATCAAGGCCGATCTCCTCCGCGCCGCGCTCTTTGGCACGCCCTCATCATCACCCGCCGCCGCCTGATTCCGTCATTCCAATATCCCATCAGTCCATTCTTGCAATGAAACTCCGCTCCCTCATCCTCGCCCTCGTCGCTCTTGCTCTCATCGCCTTCATGCTTGGCGCGGCCACTGCGCAGACACCGCCGAGCATCACGCCGTCCACGGAGAGCGTCACTGTCACCACCAGTGGCTCGATCGCCTTCCCTGCTGGCCGTCAGCTCGCGCAGACGTTCACAGCGGCCACGCGGGCGAGCACTGCACCTGTCATGAGCGGGCAGCTCGGCTGGGAGACCGACACGGGAATTTTGTATCGCGCCAACGGCACCAGCGCGGGGAATTGGGTCGCCGTGCTCAGTGGCGGCGGATTGTGGGGCAGCATCGCGGGGACTCTCAGCAATCAAACCGATCTTCAAAGCGCTCTTGATGCGAAGCTAAGCATCGCCGGAGCTGTTACCTCATATCAACCGCTTGACTTCGACCTCACCAGTGTGGCCGCGTTGACCACGACAGCCTTTGGTCGCTCGCTGCTCACCCTTGGCGATTCCGGCTCGCTCGCCGTAGCCGCAGGTCTTGGCAATGTGGAGGATGTCACTTTGTCTCTCTGGACCGGCAGCGCGAACATCACCACCACAGGCACGATCACCACGGGCTCCTGGCAGGGAGATGTGATACAGGCCGCCTACGGTGGCACGGGCTTTACCACGCTCACTGAGCTAGCCGATGAGCTTTTGGTTCCGCAGCCGCAGGGCACATGGGCGGCTGGGATCGCTTACTCAAGGGGGGACAGCGTGATCGCTCCAGGTGAAGGAACCTTCATCGCGCTACAGCCCCATGTTAGTGATACTGATGAAAATGGGATACTTAGTGGCGCAAACTGGACTAGCTACTGGGTTAAGCTAAGCGACTCGCCACTTTTAGCCTACCCCACTCCTTGGTCGATCAGCGAGGGAGGCACTGGCGCGACAAACGCATCCGCTGCGCGCGCAAATCTCGGCCTCGTCATTGGCGCGAATGTTCAAGCCTTCGACTCTGATCTAGCTGATCTCGCGGATGGCTCTCTCACTGGCTCCAAGGTGGGCAGCGGTATTGACGCTTCCAACATCACCACCGGCACACTGCCGCCGGATCGCCTCGGCACCGGCTCTGCGCTCCAAGTCCTGCGCCGCAACGCCGCGAACGACGCCTTGGAGTTCGCTACCCTCACGAGCGGCGACACCCCTGGAGGTTCAGGTTCAGAGCTGCAATATCGCGCAGGCCCTTCGACCCTCGGCGCTGTCACGGGCAGCGCCACGAGTAACGGTGGCATCACGCTCGCTCCGTCATCCGGCAGCGCGCTCACCCTCACCGGCGGGACTGTCACCGAAAGCGCGCCGCTCATGACCGGTACGCAGACCTTCGGCGCGGCGGGTGTCACCTTTCGCGGGGTTGAAATCACGATCACTGATACGGCTAGCGCTTCTGACTCAACGCTGTTTCGAGTCAGAGGCGGTGCCTCCGGCACAACCGACGCGTTCACCGTCACGAAAGATTCCGGGCTTGATGTTAAAAGCACAAACAGCAACGGACGCGTCCTGTCTCTGTCGTCTCAATACGGGTCAACCAACATCTCTATTGGAGGAGCGAACTCGACAACGATTGATAGCCTGGCTGCGACGAATTACGGATCTTTTACCATTACGTCCGGAGGGGGGGGGCCGGTCATAACCAAATCCGTATCAGGCCACCTCAGCCTAGAGGTGGGTCCAGGGAAGAATATCGCGCTGTTCGGCTTCGGCTCCTACGGTGGCGGCGGCGGGGTGGTTTTTATCAAGAATTGCGCCACTGCACCCTTTGCTAATCCGACTGGTGGAGGCGTTTTGTTTGTTGAAAACGGCGCGCTCAAATATCGCGGCAGCTCCGGCACAGTAACCACCATCGCACCCCCTTGATGTGGCACAGGCTTTCCGGCGTGTGAGCGAAGTTCTCAAACAATGAAGTTCTCTCTCACTGTCACTCTCATCTTCCTCGCAGGTTGCGCTTCTCCCGAGGAGCGCCATCTGCCGCGTCCGCTTAACCCCTCGATTGAATACTGGCTCTATCTTTACGCGCCTGCTGAAGATTACAACCTGCTCCGCCCATGGCCTCCGCAATGAACCCCATCCAATCAGTCCTCGCTGTGATGCGCCTGGCACTCGCCTCGCTCGTTCTCGCCGGGTTGCTATTTTGGGCGATCACCCAGCTCTGCCACCAGCCGCGCTCGGCGGATGAGGCCGCTGATGTTGAGGCTCTCATGCCCCCTGGTCACTGTCCCAGCCTCGCACCGCAAGGCTCCGCCTCCGTCACCCCATGACTTCGCCTCTCGTCAGTCTCCGCCCTTACCAGCGTGAGGTCTTTTCCTCAAAGCTCGGAATCCTCTTCTTTGTCTGGCGCCGACAGTGCGGGAAGTCATTTAACCTCGGTTGCATTGGTCTCGATTGGATGCTCTCCACTCCCGGCATCACCGTCGTCTTCATGAGCGCCGCCCTCCGGCTCGGTATGGAGAATATCCGCAAGGAGGCGGAGGTGTGGCGCGGGGTGATGCAGATGATGCGCAAGGCGGCCAATTCAGACGGCCAATACATGATCACCAGCGTCGCCGATAATGAAGATGGCGACCTCCTCGACATCGACGCCATCGCCGATCTGTTTGAGCACCAGAAACTTGAGGCACGTCTATGGCATGACAACGCCACTTATTCACGATCCATCGTGATCGCGCCGAACCCGGACACCGCCGTGGGTTTCACCGGCCATCTCGTGCTGGATGAGGTGGGTCGGATGCCAAACTTCAAAGAGGTCATGGAGGCCGCTCAGCCGTTCGTGGAAAGCAATCCAGCGTTTCTCATTCGCGGTGCCACCACGCCTCCGCAGGACGATTCGCACTGGAGTTATGAACTCCTCGCGCCCGCCTCCGATGAGTTCCCCGTCTGTCGCGTCGGGAACTTCTACCGTTCGCAAGCCGGAATCATGGTGCATCGCCTCGACGCCCACGACGCGCACGCCGCCGGTGTGCCGCTCTATGACTCTGAGACGCGCGCGCCCATCACGCCAGATGATGCGCGCGGCAAATCACTCGATAAGACGGCTTGGGACAGAAATTACGGCTGCCGTTTCGTGAAAGGCGGCCTCGCTGCAATCTCGCGCACCGATCTCAATCACGCCGCAGCTAAGGGCGCGGAGCTGGGCTGTGAAGCCCTCAACATCACGGAGGGGATGGAGGCATGAGTGCCGCGACTGAAGATCAGTGCGGCATCTCCTGTCCGCCGCCCGCGATGCCCTCGCGCAATCCGTGATCCCTGTTTCCCATGAAAGCCCGCACGCCCTCCGATCTCATCCCTCTTGACCCGATGCTCCGCCGTATCGGCAGCGGGCCAGTGGGCATCGGCCTCGACCTGGCGACCACCGAGAAGAAAACCTCCAACCCCAGCAGTCTCACAGTCTCAGAGCAAGCCGGGCCGCTCATTATTGAGCACCTGACAGTTCGCTGGAAGACCAGCGACGAGCGGGTGACAAAGGCCGTCTTGCGACACATCTGCGAAGCGCTCGCGATGGCCCGGCGGCACATTCGCGGCATTGCCGTGGACGCCTCCAGCGAGAAGTTTATGTGTGCTCAAATCGCGCGCGAGTTCACCAAATTCGCTCCCGTTCGCCAGATTGTGTCTGGCGAAAAAACGAGGTGGAAAAATGAGGATTTGAGCTTCAAGCAACTTCTTGGGAACCTCTACAGCGCCCTTTATGAGGATGCCTTGATAGCCATCGCGCCGGCGGTGTGGCTGGCGGATGATCGCCGCCTAGTGCAACGTGACAGGGGCAGCTTTATCGCCGATCTCGGCGCGAACGGCGAGCACGGCGACACCTTCGATAGTGGCAAGCTCGCGTACTGGTGCCTGGTAAAGTCCGGACGCGCGGAGGCTGTCGCCGCCGGCCTCAGCTCCGATCCCGCCTCTCCAGCAGTGCTTTCCCGGTTAAAAAATTGGATGGTCAAGAAGGCGGGTGCTCACTTTACGCGCCCCTATCAAGGCAACCGTCTGGTGACTCTCCGCAGCCGTAAAACAACCTTAATTAGCTCCTAGCCATGAAACCTCGCGAATTTTTCAAGCACCTTCTCCCACCCCCTCCGCCCGAACAGGCCGCGCCCGAACGTGGCGGCGCGCGCTACTTCCGCCGGCGACTTGATCCCCGGCACCTTGACCGGACAGTCAGTGGCAGTACCCTCGACGCCGATCTCCTTCATTCCGTCGTGACTCAGGCGCGGGAGGGGCAAATGACGCCACTGCTGTCTCTCTATCGTCAGATTGAGGTGGCGGATGATGTGATTCAGGGAGCGATGAACTCGCGCAAGCTGGCGGTTCTCGCAAATCCTCTGCGCGTGGAGCCCTTCAGTGCCGCTTCCGTTGACGTGGCCGCCGCCTCCCGCTTCTCTTCCTGCCTCGACGCCTCGCCGTCATTCTTCGACGGGGTGAAGCACCTACTCTGCTCTGCCGTCTGGCCAGTGTCTGTGTCGGAGCTGCGCTGGCTCCCCGGTGATCTGGAGTACGCGAGCTTTGAGATGCGCAACGTTCCTCTGGAACAGCTTGACTACCGGAGCGGCGATCTCCGCATCGCTCGTGTGGACGCCGGCGGGCACGTCGGCAGTGAGAGCGATTACCCCGACCCCGCCCGCTACATCGTTCATCGGGGGCACCTTCTCACCCACCCCGACACCTTTGGAGGGCCATTCCGTGCATTGATATTCTGGCACCTTTTTGGCGCTTGTAACAGAGATTGGTGGGCGCGATTCTTGGAGCGATTCGGGGCGCCGTTCCTGGTCGGCAAGTACGAAGCGGACGATGAGGAGTCTCGCCGCGTCCTGGAGCAGGCATTCAGCGAGGCCGCCCGCACGTTCGGGCTGGTCGCAACCTCGGATACCAATATTGAACTTCACGAGGCTAAAAGCAGCGTGGGCAGCGATGCCTTTGACCGCTTTCACGACATCTCTACGGCGGCCAAAACCCGCCTGATTCTCGGTCAGACGCTATCGGCTAAGACAGACGCCACCGGCCTGGGCTCCGGCGTCGCTAACCTACAGGGTCGTGTGCGCGAAGACTATGCGGCTTATGACCGCCTGGCCTTGGCTGACACCCTCCGCCGGAGCCTAATCACCCCCTTCATGCGCATAAATCGGCTGCCCGGTTCACCCCCCCGCTTTGTTTAGCCTTACCCTTCTCTTTAAATCGCCCGATCAAGCCTTTTCAACCCCCATCCAGCCGTTTCCAGTCTTTCCGTTAGTCTCAACGCAGGCCGTCGGGGATGTTGCACGTGCCGTCGAGATCGGGGTCCATGATCAACCCCTTCCAGCCGACGGTGGTGCGCGGTTTTTCAAAATACACGCGCATGACGATGCGGAGT